GACTATTATTGCAAATGAAACAGGTGGAAGTGTTACACTTAACTTAACAGTTAAAAAAGTAACTACTGCAACAAGTAGATAGAAATAAAAATATGAATATATCAATGAACATGAATGAGTTTGTTAAAACATTAAAACAACAATCTCGACAAGGTGGAGTTCCAATATTGAATCAACGAGTTGGTGCGCCGGCTACTAGTGCACCACAAGTTTCTGCAACACAAGTTGCTGCTACAACACAAGTTGCTGCAAATTCTGCGCAATTGCAGGCTGCTGCTAATTCATCAATACAACAATTGGCTACTACTTTAGCTAATCAGATGGTTGCGGAAATGCAGCAGACACAGATTTTAGCTCGTAATGGTAGAACATATACAAGATTTGATGCTGTAACTGATATAATTGCAAATCAAACAGAAATTGTTACAGCTGGTCTATGGAGTTCTAATTTAGCAAGTTTAACAACTTATTTTACTGCATCAGGACAAACTGAATCACAACGAAGATATTATGTTGATGTATATCAAGCTTCTCCATCAGCTGACACGGCAGCAGTACAATATTCATTAGCATATGGTCATGCCCTAGGCAGCGGATCTGATTCACAAGGTCAATTAAATGATTCTCCGACTAAAGCTATATATTCACAATACAGACAATTATTATTAGCTCCATCTGATACTAGATTTACAACCGATGGATCTGGTAGTACTGATTCTATATATGTAATTAATTTTAAACGTAGCCGATTAAAAGAACGTTTAGATCCGGGTAATTTTCAAATTCCATTAGTAGCAATATCAAGTAGAGCTGCAAATGCAACAGGATCTGTAGTTACTGGATCCGGTATTATTACATTGATTGATGATTCGTCAATAGCTCCCAAGAAAATAGGGGAGTCAGGTCGAGTTTATAACATTGTTTCTGGATCAATAAGTTCTGGAGTTTATACGCCATCGACACCTGTGTATTATGGATTAGCATATCCAGATTATGGAACACTGATACTAGATGGAAAAATGTTGGATGGTAAATTAGGATTTGCAACTAATACTAGTTCTAGTAACGAAGGAAATAATCATTTTGTATTGCATCATTCAATTTCCGGATCTGCATTTTTTACGGATGCAGCAGGCGATAAGTATGGATTTGTAGCAAGAAATTCTGAAAAAGTTACTAGTACACATTATTTTGTAAGAATTAAAAATGCAGAATATAATTTTTCAAATAACCCATCTTTCACTACCGGTAGTGTAGGTCAAATTGCACAATCAACATTTATTGGTGATCCTAAAACATATATAACTACAGTTGGATTATATAATAACAATCAAGAATTGTTAGCAGTTGCTAAATTAAGTAAACCATTATTAAAATCATTTAAACGTGAATCACTTATAAGAGTTAAATTAGATTTTTAAAAACTAACACTGATTTAGGTCCCGGTATATTTATATTAAATGTCCCGGGACTTATACTATCATGGCAGAAACAAAAATACAAAATAACAACGATTCATATCAAGGCATACATCCTACAGTTTTTAAAAAACTAGATCGATCTGATGTAAATGTAAACGAATTTCAGGTATATAAACAATGGACTATTTTATCAGGTAGTAGTACAGCTAGTTTGCTTCCACTACAAGGAATATACAGTAACGTCAATGCATTGCCAAGCTTGGGCAGTGAATTAACATATAATGATGCTGCAAATATTGATGGATCATTACAGTCAATAACATATTTTAGTATAAATCATTTATATTACAAATATAAATCAAGCCCAGCACAAACATATGGACCTACTGATCTAGTTAAAACTAAAAAGTTTTTATTTCAAACAGCATCTATTTTATCAATTCCACAAGTTAAAATTGGTAATGGAATAAAACCTAGTTCATTTAATTTAACTGGCAGTTTTGGTGCTACCAATTTATATATTAAGTCTGATCGATTTGGTAATTTATATGATGCAACATATGATACAACATTAAATGTTTCAGATGTAAAATTTTATGAAGGATTTAATGAATATTTTGATACATCTAGAATTACATATAAATCAGAAAATGTTACATATGCTCCTGGAATTAATACTACTACAGGAACGCTAGCTAATCTAGGTTTAGCGGCAAAATTTAATGGAACTGGTTTTATTGAAACTAATTTAGATGGTTTATATGATCGAGACAATAATTATTCAATATCTTTTTTTATAAGTAGTTCTAATACCAGTAACACAGATCAACTAGTTATAACTAAAGCATCTAGTTCAAAAAGTCCAACATATCCATTTAAAATTGAATTAAGTGGTAGCAATCAATTAAAATTTTCTGTTGCTGGAAGTGATACATTTAAAACTCAAATTACATCATCAATCCCGGTATCTAGTTCATGGTATCATGTTGTCTGTCAAAAATCAGGTAGCTCATTACAAATGTATATTAATAATACATTGCATGCAACTACATCAAATAATTTATTAATTGTTCCAAATTCACCGTCAACTGCTTCGGCTAGGATTGACAATAAAGATACATTAAAAATAGGTGGTTATAGCACCTTAAGCTCAAACGTACAAGGTTTAATTGATGAAGTTAGAATCTTTAATAAGTCACTAACTACCGCGGAGATAAGTGCGTTATCAGACCGTAGCGAAGCCGGAAGTTCTTTACAAACTCAATATGTAGGAAACATATTTAATAAGCATGGAATAGCAGTAATTACATCTCCTGATTATCGATTTAATAATATTATATATACACCATTTACTTCATCACATCGCAGTACTGTTAATATACATGAATTAAGTGTTGTTGCCCGTTTAGATGCTGGCGATTTTAATATGTCGACAAATATAACATTAACACAAGATGATGATTCTACATATTATTCATTTGCATCAAGTGATGAATTTGCCCCATATATTACAACAATTGGATTGTATAATGATGCCGGCCAATTATTAGCTATTGGAAAATTAGCCAATTCAATTCGCAAAAGAAATGATGTTGATATGAATTTTTTAATACGCTTAGATTTAGATAAAAATATAATTGTTTAAAGGGTAATACAATGATACGATTAAAACAACTTTTATTTGAAATGACTGACGCCGAAATTCGACGCCTAGGCAAAAGAATTGAAGCACAAGATTTTCGATATGTAGGAGCCGGCGACAATGCTCGCGTATATAAATTTAATAATGAAGACCTAGTTTTTAAACTAACAACTAGCACAGATGAAATTGAAGTTGCGCGACAAATACAAAATAAAATATCTGATTATTCTACATTTATTCCGGTGTATTATGTAGGAGATTTGTACGGAAGCCAAGCAAAATATACTGATGTTATTGTGATGGCAAATGCAGAAAAATTATCTGCTAATTTAAAACAAAGCATTGATCAAATAGTTGAAAAATATAAAGCATATGCATATGAACAAGGCGGCGAAGTTTCTATTTTTGATTTTGTAGATCAATCAGGGTTAAAACGAATAGACCCAATGATTATAAATTTTATAGAAGCATTACGGTCAGATATTGAAAAATTAAATATTACGGATTTGGATCTAGATCTAGATTTTAAGTCAGATAATATAATGATATGGAATGGTAACATGGTAATGGTAGATTGGTAATAATAAAATAAAAGATAAAATATGAATATTATAGAACAACGAATTCGAACATATATACATGAACAACTTATATCAGAAGCTGATAATAGGTCTGGTTATGACATAAAAATACCATCAACTTATTTAACTAGTGACTTAAAACGTTGGCGTCCTGAACGCATTAATAAACGGGCTAAAGAAAATGGTTGTGTGCGTGGATTTTTAATTGTTGCAACAAAAGCATCAAAAACAACGGATGATTCAAAATTAATGGCAGATATTTCAGCTACTATGCGATCTGAACCTGGCACAAAAGATTATTATAGTAATGATTACCGAATAGTATTAAGTACTCCAGTACAACGTTTTAAAAAAAAAATATATGCTGCTTGGATTATAGATTTAAAAACTGATGAACCTACGCCGTTTCGTGTGTTATTAAATAAATTGCAAAGAATTCAAAGTAAAACTGTTTATCAAGATTACCAACAGTTTGAAAAATATGCAATTGGTACTACTGATATTATTACACAACCACAAGCAATTGCATGGACTATTGCAATTAAAAATTATTTAAATAAGCTTAAATTAGAAAAACCAGACTGGTATAAAAATCAGTTTCCTGATGATATAGACATTATTACACAACAACTAAACTCAATCCCGGATTTTACTAATATGAATCGTAATGTTGTGCCAGGTGATGATGTAGGCGATGGTACTGCAAAAGAAACAGTGATAGATAACAATTGGAAAAAGGATAATGCATTTGCAACTAGTTTTGAAGGTACTGCTATTGTTAGCATTGACGCGATTACTGGAATTGAAACACTACAGCCGGTAGAAGGTTCAACAGGAGTACGTGAACTAAACACAAATCGCGGTGGGCAATTTACTGGCACATTTAAAAACGGCGCGCCGTTTAACGGCGAAATATACTGGGCGCCAATTGACGGAGGAGACTACGAAGATAACGAGCTCACTGGTTTTATAGGTGAATTAGATACAAGCATATTCACTCCACCAATTAAAAAAGATGATGGACCAAAGATGCAGTTCGATTTTTCATATAAATTCGGAAAATCTTATTATAATATAGGTACAGATATGCTAGCATATTATTTTGATGGTACATTTAATAAAAATAACGAGTACAATGGAGTTGCGTATAAACGAGATGCATCTAATGAAAATTATTATATAAATGGTAAAGTAACTAACGGCAAGTTTGAACGTGCAGGTGGAAAACCTGCAACATATCCATATAAAAAAACAGGTAATCTAACACTATACCAATTGCCAGATGATCTAGATCATGTATATGCTTGGTTTAAGCTTAAAAATTTGTGGGGACAATTCTTAACGATTAATCATACTAAATTAATTAACAATTTTATAACCGGTGCTCAATTTGAGGCTAGCATACAATGGGTTACTGATCCTACACTAGCAACTAAATTGTCTACTACTTTTAAAGAAGGTCCTAATTATGTAATATTAAAATCTGATGATAAAATTGATATATTTGATCCGGAAAATGTTAAACAACGAGCAGGCCAATATGATCCTACAAAAGGCAGTTTCGGCAGAAAGTTAGAATGGACAGGGAATGTTGGTGGCAATATGAGGGAAGTATTTATGAAAGATAAAACCGGCAAATACCTAGAGAAATTATATCTTATAAAAGATGCTGATATAGAGAAAACAATAAAATATAACGAGTAAAAAATAAAACATGGCAAAAAATCATTTTCATAGCTCAGGCAATTCAAAACGTGCTGCAGCATTAAAATACGGTTATAAATCTGGATTAGAACATATGGTTGCAGAACAAATAAAAACTGCAGATTATCCATTAAATTATGAAACAGAAACACTTAATTACGTGATACCTGAACGTAAAGCAAAATATACTCCTGATTTCATATTTACAAAACGTAATGGCCAATTGATGTACATTGAAACAAAAGGCCGGTGGACTAGCATCGATCGTCTTAAAATGAAACATGTATTAGCATCAAATCCGGACATTGATATTCGCATGGTATTCCAAGCACCTACACAAAAAATATCAAAAGGAAGCAAAACTACATATGAATCATATGCAAATAAATTAGGCATAAAGTATGTTGGCAAAAAAGATATTCCTGCAGAGTGGATGGCAGAATGCATTAAAAATGGTGAATCTCCAAAACAAATTAAAAGTTTTTTTGCTTAGGGTTGGAAGTGTCAATTATTTTAACTATATTTTATGAAGATTAATGAATTTATTTAATTAATTGATTGATTCAGTTTTTTGAATCGATCGTTAAGCCAGTAATGCAATGTATGTGCTTAACTATTAATAATATATAATATATTTCATTGGATTCTTTACATTATTTTATTATATTATAATATGAAGAATCTTAAACTTCTGCAGTTACTTGAATCTATATTAGGTAAAGGAAAATCTACTTCCGGAGACAACATTGCATTCTTTTCTCCATTTGTTTC